TGTACCAAGTTCTGAAAGAACTTGCACCAACACCTCTAAAGTAAAAATCATCAGAATTATAGGCTGCTCTTAATTGGAATAACCTATTTGCCGCAGAACCAATGTTTAATACAGTATCATTAGCACCAGTAGTTCCATATGCAGTACCATTTGCCTCCCATACAGATGTCTTAGATGCTGTAAATGTAGATACAGTATCTATCGCAGTAGAGGTTATTTGAGCATATCTCTCTAAATGGTTGGCGGTAGTAGCAATATTGCCTTTAGTTAATGTCAGTACTCGCGTACTATTGTCATAAGTAGCGTTGGTAAGGACATTTCCCGTTCCAGTAATAGTAGTGGAAGGGTAGTTTGGGAGCGTAATATACTTGTTTGTATCTGGTGCATAAGTTTGGTTGTTAACTTTGATACCAGCAATGCCAGTACCTCCACCACCATTCTTTTCAAGCTCAGTAATTCTACTTGCCAACTTGTTGATAGTGTATGCGTTGAAGGTGTCTGATAATGTTGAATCAGCAAAAGTGCCACCTAAACTTGAATATCCATAAACGGTGTCGATAAGACCGCCACCTCCTCCACCGCTACCGGAACTGATACCTTTTGCAGATACAGCACCACTTGCGTAGAAGTTAACTGCCGAGCCATCTTCTTTGTAGACTTTGATAGCATTATTGGCACTATCCACTCCAATGCGATACCCAGTTGTTCCTATTTCGATGTAGTCGGAAACCGTCAATTTCTGCATTGGATATTGCGGTATCATATAGCTAATAGTCTTCGGAGTTCCAGAACGATATACAATTTGGAATAGAGAAACATAGTCGCCAAGCTGATTTTCTTTGATGATGAATGATTGTGGGTCAGCATGGAAAACACCATCAGTCCCCCACCATACAGCACCACTTGCAAGGTAGCCAGAGCCATCCATACGAATGATAGCCTTTGCTACATCTGATGGCATGTTTGCTTCTGTATAATCTGCTCTATCCTTCATAGAACCTCCATACCAAGAAGCAATACCTCCACCGACCTTAGTAGCATCATAGACACCATTCATACCGGACATTACTTTAAATCCAGCTACCGGGTCAGTATATCCCAGCATGTTTAACGCATTCTGAATAACGCCACCTTCGATTGTGGTACTCTCTTTCCACGCTTTCTTTAGATATTCATAACCAGCCAAATCTTTTTTAACGGTATCTACTGCTGCCTTAGCTGCGTCACTGATGGCATTCAAAGCTGCCGTTCTTTGATTGTAGTATGCAGATTGCTTTGAAGCGAAGTCAGAAGGTATAGTTATATTTTCGGGAGTAGAAGCAGATAATGTAACCAACACTGCACGATAATTGCTATGAGCATTCAGATAACCCGTAGGGCTACCCAATGAATACAAAGTATATCCTGCTGTAATATTTGTCTTGTCAGCGTCTATACGAACTATTTCATCTTTGATTGATTGCTTTTCAGTAGGAGATATAACCCCATCTTCTGCCCACTTATCCAATCTTTGTTTAGCTGCTTCCGCTTCTGCTTTAGCTGCATCTGCCGCCTTTTGAGCCTCTTCCGCAGCTTTCTTCGCATCTTCTGCGGAAGTGTTTATTTTGTCTTGGATAAAGTTGTTGGCTGCATTCAAATAAGCTATAAAATCTCCATATTTGGTATTGAAGGTGTCGTACCTACCATCTACCAAAGCGACTTCCGTTGAGGTAGCTACTCCGTCAGCTATGGCATCATCAATAGCAGTAATAAGCTCGGTAGTTGCCACATTAAATCCATCATAAGCGGTTTTTAGTTCTACCTTAGCAGTACCGGACAATAAAGGATTACCATAAACCTTAGAATAAGATTCAGCTACGCTCTTCTGTATTGATTTAATTGAGTTCAAATATTTCTCAATCGCAGCAGCTTCTTGTCTGTCAACAATACCGTCTTTAAAGGCTTCGTCTGTGAAGTCTTTCATATTGGTTACAGTCTGCTTTGCGTCATTGGCTTCTTTCTTAGCTTCTTCTGCTGCCTTTTGCGCTTTAGCTGCTTCAAGATAAGCCTTTGAAGTGTCATTATCTGCAATCTGCTTCCATCCCCATGTATCTCCCGTCTTTACCCATCTCCATGATTTTCCTGCATCGGGAGTAGTTTCATCATCGACATATTCTTGGATATTGGTAAATACATCACCTTCATGCCGTTTTTTCAAAGCTTCTGTGTTCCAATCAACTGCTGGCTGATTAGTAAGAGTTGGTGTATATTCTCCGTACCAAGTTTCCTTTACTCCATCTATTTGGTCTTGGAAGCTGTTGAATGTTTCCTCAACGTCTTTGCCGGATTTGGTTACAAGTTTACCTTTTATCTCAACACCAGTTACCGTATCAAACTTCATATAGCTGCTCTTATCTCTTGCTCCGATATAAGAGTTGCCATAGACGTTCATATAAGCGAGATTTGTGGTCTTATCAACACCATAGGACACATACTCTTTGTTGAGGTATGAATAGCTGTTTATGCCAGCATATAAAGTCATACTTGGTGAGAAAGTGTCAACTGCACTAAAGATAATTGCATTCTGTCTTGTCTTGTCCTCTACATGAGTAACACCATTTGCATCAACAAAGGTCTTATTACCTAATTGGCAAATGGTATCTCCTACTCGCGGTGCATCACTGGCTGCATCAGCATCAGTTTTTGAGATGTCGATGTAATTAGTTCCTACGTTTACGACTAAACGCCAAAAGTAATGATTTGACACATTCTCATAAACTCCCTCCTTAATATTGAAGTCTTGTGCTAAAGCCATATCCCCAGCGCGGAAACGATTATCTAACGCTTCTGTGCCATCATCTTGATAGAAATAGCATCGCCAGTAGTCCCAAATGTTTTCGCCAGTCTTGTTACCTTCTTCGTCAAGTATATCATTTCTATCTTCTATCTTGATACATTCGATTGCACCACCGGGAGTAATCATTTGACGACCTCCGATAACTCCGGTCTTGATAATCTCCAAAGCATAGAACATGGCTTTCATTCGTACAGTTAGATAGTCAAGTTCAGCATGGGACTTTCCGTCTGTATCTGCATAGAATATACCGCCCGTACTTCCGGTCACAAAGCTACCGACTTTCAATCCACGCAAGAAAGTTATCATTCCTTGTGCGGTATCATCTTTAACTCTGCTGAGTTTTTTGTTCAGTTCGCCTACAATGTCAAGTCCATAAATAGCTTGTAACTGTGCTACTTGACTTCCTAACTTACTAAGACCGTCAGCTATCTGTCCTATCTGATTTAGTACAATAGACACTTCATCTGTAAGAGTAATGTTATAAGTAGGTAGCGGATTTGTACCATATTGAATAGACATCTCTTTTACAGATAATGCCATTGCTTCTTCTTCGTCCTTATACAAGAATCTGACAATAGTATTAGGCTTAATCTGCGCAAGAATTGCTTGGTTTGTTTCCAAGAAGTGTTCGTCGAAGCTCAAAGGATAATCATACAAAGGCATATTATTTTCAAGCATATATCTTTTCATGGCAACGTCCAAACGTTCTTGTGCCTTGTCTATATATGCTTGTGGCATTTCAATGTGCAATATGACAAACTTGTCGCCAGTTTTAACTTGCTGGAACTTGCTTGGCATTATCGTACCAAATGTATCTAAGTCCTTTGTCAGTTTAATAGTAATAGCTTGGTCTGTACTGTCTGGATATTTAGCATAGTCCCTCTGTTCTCCATTTGGTTTGAATACAATGTTTCCAGCTTCATCAGTTACATAGAAGTTCTTTTTTACATCTTCCCAATCTACGGCTACCTCGTAGTTAGCTCCTAATGTGTCACCAGACTTCATGGAGAAGGTCATTCCGCTTGTAACTGCTGCTTGTGCATATAAGTCAAAGCCAAGAGGATAAAGCGTCACATCAAAATACGACTGTCTAACCTCTCCCGTTTCGGGGTCAATATAATCATCCCAGCCACCTTCTGGTACTATTACTTCTTTGAACAAGTCAATAGCTTGTCCCTTGTATGTCATACCTTCAATAGTAGGTTGTATGCTGGAAAATTCTTGGATATGGAATACTGGTGCAAGAGGATTGATAGGAGTAGGATAGCTGCTATCTGCGTCATAGTAGTCAATGAGAGGTTCTTTAGAACCAAACAAGACTTTATTTCTAACTGCCTCTACATATACTGATGGCATTAACGTGTCACGAGTATATGGGTGCTCAATGCGATTTCCGTCTGCATCTGTAATTATAGGATAGCCATACGGAATATTAATGTTGCTACCATATCCAGCAATACGAGTAATGACCTTATTATTCTTTGGTGTGCAATCGTTGTTTTTCAGTCCTACACCTTGTCCGAATTTGAATATGTATGGCTTGTTTTCATCGTCGAGTATTTCCTTAGATGGCTTGCCAAACCAAATAGTATATCCATCAACTACAAATGGGACTTTCCATGTTTCGTATGCAGTCTTGCAAACGTCTGAAATAAATTGATTGCTGAATGATAACACATCACTCATTGTCCCATCATCTACAAATGTTGGCTGTAACTTGCAAGTCCATTTAGTTCCGACAAGACATGAGTTGATTTTTTGAACGAACATGCTTAATGTACCAATCCACGAGAAAGTCCGTTTTTCGCTGCGATAACTTTCCTCACTGCTACTAATAGCAATGTCAGTAAAGGGAATGTTGTACAATTCAATCATTTCATGGTAGAAAGTACAACTATATTTAGTCATTCCCTTTGCCTCGCTGTTTTCCGAAGTCATTCCTTTTCTAACAACTACGGGAGGATTTTTAAGAATGTACTTTATTCCTTTATACTCTACATATTCTTGCAGAGTAAACGAAAGTGAATTGTCTTTATAATAAAACTCTCCTTCTATCTTGTCATTTAACGACATAACAATAGTTGAGAAAGTGTGTTTTCTCAAACTGATGTCGTGGAAGGGAGTGCCATCTTCATTGTATATATTCAGTATAGGGTTTACTTCGTTCGCCATTTTACGTAGTATTTAATTCCGATTATTCCTATGATTGTTGCATTAATTAGTAAAAGCCACCAGCACCATGATGGAACATGCTTCTTAATGACTTCTTTCTCCTTAATGACTTCTTTCTCTTGATATATAGTATCGTTCTGTATGACTGTTCTGTCTATGTACTTGATTTTTTCAATATACTTAGTATTAAAAACAGTATCGCCTTTTTGAATAACAGAAAAATAGATACTATCTCTTGTGTGTACTGTTAAAGTGTCATGCCGTTCTTTGATAATCTCTTTTATTTCTGTATTTTTCTCCAAGTCTTTTGCAGTTCGGCATGAAAACAAAAGAGGCAAAAGGATTATTAGGAGAAGAACCTTTTTCATCCTTTGAAATAGGTTACTTTGCCATTACTTCCATCAGTACGTACATCTAAGTGTACCCAAGTGACATCTTGTTCCAAGCGTACCGGATAAGGGAGAAGTATCTGATTTGCCTTAATCCAATTACGAACTTCCAAAGCGGTCATTCCCTTCACATCAAAGTCCAGTGCAGTTCCTTGCAGATGTGCAGATACATATACCTTCTCCAATCGGGTCTTTTCAGCTACTAATTGGCATACATTACAACGAAGTCCTCTTTGCGTTAGACCTCCTCCCGAATGCCAAGTATTGACAGTTATAGGCTTACCAAGCTTTTCTCGTATGACGCATATTGTTTCAAGCAATCGTGGGTCAAAGAACGTCCACGCCATCTCTCCAAACTTGTTATATACATGCTTGCATACAAGCTCTTTGATATTAAAATAGTTCTTTATATTCATTTTCAGTCCTCCTTCTTTTCATTCTTTTCACAACCTCTACATTCATCGCATTCATGTGCCATATCAAACTTTGCCTGCTTTAACAGCACGGGACATTCTTCGCTCGGTACTTTGCAAATGTACGCTTGCCGTATAGAGATAACTTTTTCTTCATACTTTTTTTTCAGTTCTGAAAGGTCATTTTCAATACGGGTTACTTCCTTGTTCACATATGTCTGTATGTTACTGTAGCTTTTTTCCATTATTGATATTGACTTTTCAAGGTTCGTAATCTCAACTGTCCGAGCCTCTGCCATCGCTTTCTTGCGAGAAGGTTTCATATTTACAAGTGAAACTATTCCACCTAAGAAACCTCCTCCTCCAAGTATTGATACTAAAATCTGCGTCCAATCCATGATATTGTTATTTTAAACGTTGCTACTGTAAGTAGTTTTATTAGGAGTTTCGATAATTTCTGTATTATTGTTTTTACTTATCCTTTCTGCTTTTTCAGCTTGTTTGATAATATCTTCCTCTTCTTTCTTCTTTTCTCTTTCTACTCGGTCAATTTCATCCGGTGCAGAAGACGGAGATTCTTCAATTAAAGTTTGTCGGGAAATCCATTTAGATTCCATAGCTAAGTTGGTAATCTTAGTATTGTTGGTTTCCATGCTCCAAATATTCAGTTTGGCTTTAATCTTCAAATCTGTATAAGCATTCGTCTGGTCTTCTTCCAATCCTAACATCTCTTGGAAAAGATAGGTTATCTCATTGATAGAATCAGACCAATCAGCAACACTTTGAGTAGCCAGTGCAATATCATTACGCATAGACAATGCAATGCCGTTGCCACCGCTTCCAGTATTAGTGATATCCTTTGGAGTGATAAAGCTGACAGATGAAGCAATTGAAACTTGTTCCAGCAAATATTCCAGATAAGCAATCATACTTTCCGGCTCTGGGAACTCCAAAGTCTTTGCTTCTGTCTTGTAGCTTGAACCTTCGTCTGCCGGGAGATTGATAACTAATGTGCCGTTATCTCGCTTGAAACTGTCTTCATTCATTTCCCCTTTTAAGACTAATCCCCAAGTACCAAACCGCTTTAATGTCACAGCATGTATATTTGTAAGCAATTCAATTATCTCAATTATACTTTGAGAATATTCCCAAGCTACTTTGCCTCTATGGTAGACAAGAGGATTACGGCTAAACCCATGAAGAATCCTTTCAGTAACCCATCCATTATTGGTAGGTTCTCCTTCTTTGCTTCGTATTGAACGATAAAGGTACTTATCATCGAATGTATCAATGACTTCTGTCAAATCATCTATCTTATAAAATAAGGAGCGTGAAATTTCTTCTCCATATTCATTGTAGTTGGGTATGACAGAATATCCATCATCATAGGAATAGACTTTAACTGTTCCCTTTTTCTTTATAGGGTCAAATTTGAATAGTACGCCAGCATCGCCAACCTTCTTCTGCTTGGATATTAGTTCGTACTTGATTTGCTCCATATTCCTCATGTTCCATTCCAGCTTGAAGTTCTGAAACTTCTTACTGATGGTATCGTTCTTCTCTATATTACAGAGAGTAAAAGAAATAGGATTAGCAGTGAGATGAAGAACATGTGCCGCATGAATATTCTTTTGCAAAGAAACTGTCAGCACAAGTTCATCTATGACTATATCAGTATCTCCAACTCTGACTACAATCTTAGGAATTGAATTATTATACTTTATATTGTGTAGAGAAGGGTCGTACTCTCTCAGATAGAGGTCTTGTGAAACCTCTTGCAATGTCAAATCGCTCAACTGGGCAGTTGATTTTTGGTTAAGTGTAACATCACCAATATAAGTTTTGCACGACTGAAATTTTCCACCTCTTGTAAAAGGCTTCTTCAACAACAGCCGAGTTGGTTCTGACAAATACCAATCAATGTTTTTTCTCGTTATCATTTTTATATGCTGCTTAAAATTTTCAATATCTTATCTGAATTAGTAATCTTTCCTCTCTCCCTTGTTGGTTGTGCAGTACCATTTACTTGGTTCATTATATCTTCAAGAGATAATTTCCTTCTCAATTCTCCACCAGTAGCACCAGCCAATTCCCTATAACAGTCATAACACAATCCCCCACAAAGCATAATGATATTGTCTGTAAGGTCGGGAGAAAAGCCTTTTATCAGAGCATGTTGTTCCTTCTTTCCTTCAAACTGTATTCGTCCCGAAGGCAAGCGTTTAAATTTGAATATTCTACTCTCAAACTGCATTTGCTTTAAGACAGTAGTAGAACCTTCACGTTTTAGCTTCTGATGTGTATATCTCATTTTAGCAAGCTGTCTGTCATAGGTTATCAATCCAGCCTTTATCATTTGGGTAGCAAGGTGGGCTGCTTCATCCTTAAATCTTTCATACAACTTCTTTCCCTTAGCAGTTGCGGCAATCGCTCCGGAGAATGCGACACCTCCACCATTTGCTGATACAAGATTGAAAATCTCTTTTAAGAAACCGTTACCTTGCACATCAATAATTAGCTCTTTATCAGTCAATCCATGCTTAACCATAAACTGCTTAATCATCTTTACAGCTTCAAGATTAGAGTTTTTCATGCAATATTGTATATCGTCACAATGGAAACCTACCCAATGCTTCATTACAAAGTTATCCTCCCCAGTAGTTGCCATATCCACGGTAATACGCTCCTTCTTGCATTTACATGGAGAAACATGAGTAAACATATTGAGAATATCATCCTCTGTCACTTCGGAAAGATTATCTTCTTCTTCTTCTTCTTTTTCGTCTTGTATAGAGAAATTCCAATTAGGTTCATACATTGAATCTGCAAGCACAGATGTTGCAGCCATAGCGCGATAACCTTTGTTTGCTTTAAGCATAGCTTGGTTATCCCTCACATCAAAAGTAAAGAATACCATGCTCATAATAAAGTCCTCATAAGACATATCCGGGTCAATCTGCAAAAGGTTATCTATAATGTCTTTGCATTTAGAATAAACCTCTTCCTTAGTATTTCCCCAATAGACTTCATCCAAGTTACCCTTTACAATGTGGAAGAACCGAACAACTCCATTCATTTCTTTAATGGGTTTTCCATCATCTCCAATCCATCCACCACCATTCTTGCCACAGCCACATAGCTTACGTATGAAGCATTCACGTTCCGGATTTTGAGCAAGATATATTTGAGCTTTACCCTTAGTGTTTGCACGCAGACGGGTTTGACAAGTAGAAATAGTCCTCCATTCAAATTTATTGCATTCCTCAAAGATAGCCTTCTTGAATTGTAATCCTTTGAATATCTTATCTATTACAGTAGGACTTTCATTATTTAACTGCTGGAATTTAATTTCAGAGCTATTGAAAAACTTCACACCCATATCGTCTTGAACCTTAATGACTTCTCCAATAGGTTCTCTTGGTTGTATTCTGAAACGTCTATCAATAAGCGGATATATTTCTTTAAGACCATCCACTACTTTACCAGCGTCAAAAAAGTCGCCAACATTACGCATGAACCATACAGCTTTTGCTCCTTGGTTTTCATATAGATATGAAATTGGAGCATAACCTAATGTAAAACTTTTTCCACCGCCACCGGAACCAGTAAGCACAACATAGTCAGCATTGCTTCGGATGGCTTCATATTGGCAACCCGGCAATGGACTAACAATTTTGTCTTTCTGTATTTTCTCGCTCATAATGGTTCTTTAGGCGCTTATATCCAAGTTTACACTTGAATAACTTGACGTTTCATCGAGCCACTACTTCT